TGGATCGACGCCTCGAGGTCGTTTGCAGCTGTAGCCTACAAAGTTGTGGAGCTCACTCAACCTGTTATTGAAATATTCCGTCTGGTTTTATTTGCTTGACGAATAAAAAGCTATTTTGTACCATTAAAATTAAAGAAAAATAAGGTAGTAAGGGGGGTTCTAATGAAAAATTCATGTATCGTTTTATTCATCATATTATTTACCTTTTTGTCAGGGTGTGCGTCAGTAGGGGAACATCGCCAAGCCGTTAGAGATGATAGTACAGATCGTCTCAGTGTTGGCAAGGTACAGCGTGAAATTCGCGTTGGGATGACAAACGCACAGGTTGTCGAGGTTTTGGGATCGCCCAATATGGTGACAACAGATGAAAAACGAAGGGAAGTCTGGGTCTATGACAAGGTCGCTACCGAACGCGCTTATTCTGCGAGTTCTGGTGGTGTTTCCGCCTTAATCCTTGGAGGGGTTGTCGGGGGGAGCGGCGCTGGGGGAGGTGGCATAGGTCCGTCTTACTCAAGCGGTGCAGGAGCTTCATCAACCACACAAAGAACTTTGACAATAATTATAAAATTTGATGAAGAAAGTAAGGTTCGAGATTTCGCTTACAGACAATCAAGTTTCTAAATAGGGGGAAAAATGAAAAATGAACATTTTATCTTCCCTGTTGTACTATGTTTGTTTCTGTTTTCAGGATGTGCTACCACAATCCCAGAAGAGGCACTCCAATTATCACCAGAAAGTTTAAAAATCAGACAGCTTCAAACCAAACGATATGATACAGACGAAAAGACGCTTCTGTCCGCTTCGGCTGCGTTACTGCAGGATTTGGGGTACAATGTTGACGAAAGCGAAACTGAACTGGGAGTTATAACAAGTTCAAAGCACCGCGACGCAACCAGCGTAGGTCAAATAGTCCTTGCAGGAATCGTTGCGGCACTGACCGGTGCGGTTACTCCTGTGGACAAAAATCAGTTGATTCGTGCTTCGGTGGTCACACGATCAATTCATGTAGACGAGACCGACAAATCTAAGTGCCAAACTGCTGTGAGGGTCACGTTCCAGAGGGTCGTAACGAATACAGCTAATCAAGTGACTACGCGAGAGTGTATTATTGAAGAAGGAATCTACCAGGAATTTTTTAACAAACTTTCCCAATCATTATTCTTGGAGGCTCATGACTTATGAAAAAATATTGTTCAATACTTTTGGTGTTTCTGTTTTCTATATTTACATTAATTTCTTGCGCTCCATCCACTCAGCAGGTACTCGCGACGGGGGAGTCTCAGCTAAAACTTCGATCGATTCAGAGTCGCGCTTTCGATACAACCGATAAAAATAAAATGCTTCGTACAGCTATCGCCACCCTGCAGGATTTAGGATTTATAATCGATAAAGCCGATGTGGATCTAGGAACGGTAAGTGCCACAAAATTGGATCGGTATAATCTACGGATGACAGTAACAGTAAGGCCGCGGGGCGAGTCACAACTTGTGGTTCGAGCGAATGCACAATACAATATTCAGGCTGTCGAGGACCCTCAGCCATATCAGAATTTCTTTAATTCCCTTTCGAAAGCGATGTTCTTGACCGCCCATGAAGTTGATTAAAAAAATATACAATTGGATTGATGAATGAGTGCCTTCTAAGATAAGACTTCAAATCGATTCAACACGAATATAGCTATTGAATACCAACTGTAATTTTTTATACCTCGCAATAATCCAATTCCTTGCTTTCAGGAAGAACTTTCTGAAGATCATTCATTGTTGTGAGTCCCCCATTCAATGGATTCAGCATTTTTAATAATCTGTCGTTTTCCGGTGTGTTTGCAGTATCGCTCTACGATGATGTCGCAGTAGCCGGGGGTGAGCTCCGTGCCGTAGCAGATTCTTCCTGTCAGCTCCGCAGCGATGAGTGTGGTCCCTGATCCCAGGAATCCGTCATAGACGATATCTCCGGGGAGGCTGCTGTTCTCGAGGGCCCGGCGGGCGAGCGCTACCGGCTTCTGCGTCGGATGATCGCCGGTATCGTCTCTTCCTATCTCCCATACATCGTCGGTCCTGTCGTTGCTCGAAATGAAGATCGTTTGTCCTGGGGGGACCCTCATCGTGCGGACCTTCTTCCCGTTCGGCGCCTTCGGCTCCAGGTAGATCCTCCCTCCGGATCCGTCAATAAGGACAAGGCCCGTACCCAACATCGCCGATGACCTCTTTACTGTCTGGACCGTCGCCCTCCATACCGTCGATTGCGAGCGGTCGCCGTAGAATGTAGGGACCTTCCCCTCTTTGCTTGCATAAAAACAGGGCTCATGTGCCCAGCGGTAATCGCTGTGGCCGAGGATGAAACCAGGCTTCGCCCAGATGATATATTGCCTCTCGAGAAGGCCTGCAGCCTTGAGTGCAAAAGAGAAGTCCTCGCGCGTGCTCGAGGCATGCCATATGTAGAAGGCGGCGTTCGGGAGCGTGAAGGCAACGGCGACCTTCAGGGCGGGAAGGAGAAGGTTGTTGACCAGGTCGTCCTCCGTCCTGTCGTCGTTGACGATCATGTCGAAGTTCCCCGAGGGTGATACATAGCACACGCCGTAGGGCGGATCGGTGAAGACAAGTGCGGCGCGTTCATCACCGAAGAGGATGCGTGCCGCCTCGGGGCTCGTCGCGTCTCCACAGAGGAGGCGGTGGGGACCCAGCTCGTAAAGGTCTCCCGGACGGGTACGGGGATTCCCTGGAGACTCCGGGACCTCATCGATGTTAAGATCGGCGCCCCCGTCATCTCCGGTTGTTTGCAGGTATTCATCGAGCTTGAAATCAGGGAGGTTGATCTCGAGGGACAGTGCGGCGATATCGAGATTGTTCACCCGTGCGAAGCTGTCGAGGCCGCTCTCCGTGATATTCGCATAGATCGAGGAGTAGAGGAGCACCATGCGGGCGGCATCCGCGCGGTTCTTGCACTGGATGAAGTTCGCCGGCAGGAGCTCGGGGATCTCGTACCCTTCGTCCTCGAGAGCCTTCATGGCCTTCATACGGTACTGGCCGTCGAGGATGAGGACGGTACGTCCTGTCTGCCATACATTGAAGGGCTGGACGAAGTTATTGGATACGAGGGATTGCTTGAGCTTTTCTAAGGATTCCTTCGGGAGTTTTTTCAGGTCCGTGTGGAACCATTTGAGCTCTCTCCAGGATATTAAAGCGGTCTTGATGATGCGGTTCGATATTGTCTTCAAGGAGCTCCTCCCTTGACCTGGACGGATCGCCCTGATAGAATCTTGCGCAGATGCCGGACAAAGGATCTGCGGATGGTAGCGGGCAACCGTCGTCACGTTAACGCGTGATGGTCTAAGGGAGGTACTAGCTCCCCCGGACTGCCGTCCGTCTTTTTATTTTATTCAGGCTATGAGCCTGTAAATCCCGTACATACTGATTGCCGTATATGCCGCGAAGAGCGCGGCCTGCTCGTAATATCCCCGACGTGCGTTGAGGATCACAAGGCCGATGTTCGCCGGTACCCAGATGATAAAACCCCAGATGGACAGGTTGCTGTTGAAGATGGCGCCGGCGAGGCCTGCGGCAGCGAGGATGAGGTCCAGGAGTTTGATTTTACGGTGCATTATCTGTTGCCTCCAGTTCGTTGTTATCGGGTATCTGATCAATGACACTGCGCATGGAAACACCGGTATAAAGATCCCACCAGGCATCAATGCGTGCCGTTGACGCGCTCCAGCGGCCGTCTTCATAGCGGGCCGGCATTCCGGCGAGGACATATTTCTTGAACATATAATCAGAACACTTTCGCAGATATAGTTTGATCTCCGTTTTTGAGGTAAGCATCTTATCACATACCCGATCATTTGGCATATTACCGGTTAAACCTTTCCGAAAGCCTTTCCCGTATGGCGCCCATATCCGGCCTGTTGAAGCCCGTTGTTTCTTCGTTGTTTTCCCGGCGGGGCGGCGGTGCCGCCTCTGCCGGTTGTGTCTTTTTCGCGCGCGCCTTTTTTAATTCTGACAGTATTATCTTCAGCGACGGCTGCCACTCGGCATCCATGGCGGCGAGGGCATAGACCGTGCAGTCGAGGTAGTGGTTGGCGGATCGGACGCGAACCCATTCTGTATGGCCGTTCCTTTTTACGCGGAGCTCTTCGGCGAGGAGCTCACGGACGAAGTCGTTATCCGTGTCGGCGTCGAAGAGGATCCGCTGGGTCTCAAATTCTGTGTGCTCCGTACCATCGGGGTTTTTAATCATCTTTGTCCCTCGCGTGAGCCGCCAGTGGAAGAGGACCTTAAACTGATCTACATCGAGGATACGGATCTCGAGGCCTCCGGGGATCAGCTTGTTGCTGTGCGGATAGCTGTCGATGACGGTGAGCTTCACGCGGTGCTGCTGCTGTTTGTGGGAGGCGCCCTTCACACCGTAAACGACCCCTCTCGGTTGTTCCCTGAGCCATTCGTAGATCTCGTCTGTCATGGTCTTTTCGGTATTGTTGATGTTGGGGCCCGGCTTGTTGCCGCCGGTATCGATCGCCGCGCGCCATATCCCCATGGTGTTTGCCGAGTTTTCGATCTGATACCTAGCATGGTAGACGAAGACCTCGACATCGGCGAGGCTTCCGAGGATCCCGTGGTGGATCTTCTGGAGCGTAAAGCCGAGGGTGTCCTCGATGCAGGCATAGACCACAAAGCGATATCCCCAGGTGTGGGAGTCGATGCCGGCCACGAGGGCGGCCGCCTTCGCCGGGACGATGCCTGAGGGCAGGGCGGTCCTGTGCTCGGCAAGGATATTCTCTTCCTTTTTGGTAGGCACGACCTCTTTGTATTCCTCGGCGCATTTCTGGGTGATGTAGACCATGCGCTTCTTCGGGTTATCTTCGCCGCGGATCCTGGCAGCCGCCACGTCGGAGAGCGATTCAAAGACCGAGTACCATGCGGGAAGGTGGAAGGCCACGGACCGGGGGCGAGGAATGGGATCGGCGGGCTGCCATTCCCCGTCCTCGTTGAACACCCCTGATACCCATTTACCCCTGAGCACCGATTGATCGCGCATATGATCGTCCCAGTATATCCCGCATTTCGCGCAGCGGTAGCGGGCGAGCTTTTCGCGCTCGATGACACGGGGGTCGTGCTCCTTCTTCAGTACGATAATATACTCGTCGTCCATGATCTGCTCGTGGCCGCATATGAGGCAGGGGACCTTGTACCGGCGGACCTCGTCGGCCTCGTAGCGGATGAGCTCCGTGATGAGGCAGGGAGCGGCGCCGGGCGTCGAGAGGGCGAGGATCTTCTTTGTGTGGGGATAGGTATTCGTGCGGATCTTCCCGAGGTACCAGGGGTGGGCCTCTTTCTTTTCCGCGACGCCGGAGTATCCCGGCCACTTCGAGACCTCGTCGCCGATGAAGTAGCGGACGTCCTCGGAGGATATCTCCGCCACCGATGTTGCCCAGGCCATCATAAGGTCCATGCCGTTTACGAAGCGGATCGCGAGCGTGGTCGTGTCGTCGGTGCGCGGGGAGAGGAGCGAGGCGAGACGGGAGGAGGCCTTTATCATCGGCAGGATCCTGCGGCGGGCGATACGTTTTGTGGTCTTCTCATCGGGCATCACGTACATCGCGGCCCCGGGGTCCTGGTCGATCGAATAGCCGAGGCAGTTGAACGCGATCTGCGTCTTGACCACCTGGGGCGCGAAGCACAGATAGATCTCGCGGATCGAGGGCACGGTCCAGCAGTTCATCGGCTCCACGGCATAGGGGGCGTTCTCGTTCTTCCATCGCCCGGGCATGGACCCGCCGGTGACGATCCGGTACCGCTCTGCCCACTGGGAGACGGTGAGGGGGAGGCCTGTGCGCGGATCTTTTTCACGCGATTTGAACGCCCGGCGCTCCCCGTCGGTGAAACGGATCGACGGAGGGAGGACCGAGAGATCGGGCGGGATCTTGAGGGCGGCATTGCCGAAGGTATAAAGATTAGTATTGATCAATTTCTTTCTTCACTTTTTTAATCAGCGCTAACAGCCCTCTACGCGTCGTCACCGGCGGCGGCAATGCATCCTGGTTTTCATACCAATGCGAGGCGGCCAATTCTAGTCCGTCCTGGTCTACACCTATGGCGGCAGCTACAGAGGCCATTGCCCCATTATAGGCACTTGCCGCTATGGCACAGAATATATAACTAACTGGTGAATCATCCTCTATTTCTTCATCAAACATAAGTTGCCATACCCGCCTTGCCTCGTTGGCGATATCAGCCCAGTCCCACCGGTTGAATTCATTAATAAAATACCGGTACAGGTCGTCTTCTAGATCAGAGTCAGCATTATCCCAATTACGCAAAGCTTCCTCTATTTTCTTACTCATCACGATCCTCTTTATCTTCTTCATCCTTGCCTGCCTGCTCGAAGATCTTCTCGTACGCGGACACATCGACCTTGAATTCCTCTTGCTGCAGGTAACGGGATAACCACTGCTCTAAGGCATTGAGGCAGAAGTCTATGAGCTCCGGGACCTTCAGGGCATCGCCGCCAACGATATTCACTATGGCGGGGGCCTGCCCACGGAAGAAGTTCTCTCCGTCGGTCCTGAAGATGGCAGCCCTGGCAGCGAGCTCGTTCTCGAATAGTTCACGGGGGACGAGCTTCTGCTGCAGGGCGGCGGTGCGGGTCTCCCAGTTGATCGCCCGTGCGACCCGTTCCCTGGTCTCTGCTTCTGCCCTTTCCTTCTGGGCCTTCGTAAGGACCTGTTTTTGAGACGGGGATCCGTCGGCCGGCTGCAGGTGCGCCTGGGCGTACTTCTCGACATCGGCACGGAGATACTTTCCTTCCTTGTTCGGTCTGATCTTGCCGGAGGTCTTGTGATTGTAGATCGCCGATTTCTGGATCTTGTATCCTTTCTTCTGCAGGTATTGCATAACGGCCGGGAGACTCTCAAAGGTATCGGGTTGAGCAGATGGCTCAGAGCTCTCTGCAGGAGCTTGGTTTGTCGATTTCTCTGGAGCCTTATTGTCGGAGGCCTGGGCGGCGATCTCCTCAGGCGTATAGATCGCCCGGAGCTCCCTGTCCAGTTCATTGAACGTCTCGAGCTCTTTTTTAGAGAGTATCTGGCCGCTCTGTGCCTTTTTGAGGAGGTTGTTGTACATCTTCGGTTTGATCAACCTGCCGGCCTCGAGGTTGTTCTTGATGATCTCTTTCTTGTCTTCGAGTATATTCGTCATTGCCGTGTTACCGCTTTAACCTGGTTGAACTTGCACCGCCAGAGGCGGACCGTCTCTTCGTCGATATCCAAAATCCCCGCAATATATTTTGCCGGGAGGTTAAGCCCCAAGAACACTGCAAGAAGGACGATCTCCCTGAAGCCCATGTGCGTCCCGTGGAATATGGTATCTGTAAGGGCGGTGAACCATTTTCCGCACAGGGGGCACCTGATCCTCTCGTTCTGCCAGAACCGGTCCTGGTATTTTTCATGCAACAGATGCTCGCACCCCGGGCATATAGGTCCCTTTGGGTGCAGCCTGGATAGTATCCATCTCCTGCAGGTGCTCTCA